GTATAACCGCGTTCTTTACCGGACGCTGGATCACTAATTTTGTAGCGACCCCAACGGTCTTTTGGTGCTTCAGCTAACAAACTAAATTCGTCTGATGTAGTCATTTTCGCAGGCCTCCTGAGCTTGGGAATGTTTGGGATATTGACCGTAGCAGGTATTGCTACGAAGTCAAGCATGGTCTAATTCAAGGGTGTTACAGAGTTCCCGTTTGGCTGGTCAAGCATGACCATCAGCTCACCCCAAATCTTTGCTGGCATGACCGCATACCAGTCATCAACATTCATTGAACCTCGACGCTTCACGATGACTGTGCCAGTCCACGCTTGAGCGTTAGCAATCTCAACCTCAAGCTCACGCAAATAGCCTGGTAAGTCAATTCGTTTCTCGTTCTTAACTTCGATACAGACTCCTGGCATTCCGTCTATGTCACCTCGATCATCTGTCCATCCGGCACGACTACGTTCGGCGTGAATCCAGCCAAGTTTGCGCAACCACTTTGCTACCGCAAGTTCAGCTGCGGAACCTTTACGTTTCTGAGGTGAAGTCACCGTTACGCCTCCGCGCCTTCTTTAGTCGTTGACGCTCCATCGTAGTCGTGGCACCCCACACACCAATCTCATCGTTCACCAACGCAAACTGGAGACACATCCTGCGAACAGGACAACGATTACAGAACCGTTTAGCGTCCGCTATTGCGTTAGGTGAACCCTCATTGAAGAATGTTTCGGTTTCACCTATGCAGAGGGCTTTGGTTTGCCAGTCTGGTCTGTGAGGTCTGAAGGTGTTGTCACCGTCAGACCACATGTCAACAACATGACCGTTGCTCATCGTGCGGTTGGATGGTTGTAACGCGCACGGGTTTCCATACGCTCCCAATAACGCTGTTTTGCTTCGATGCGGAGTTGGCGTTGATGTTCACGAATGTTCAAGATATGGACGTACACGATTAGCACGAAATTTAGTGCGATAAATAGTTTCCATTCGAGCGGTGTTGCAGGCTTAGTGTCTGGTAGGTCTTCTGCTGTTGGCATCAGCCAGAACCCCCACATGATCGCCATTCCGATTGCTACTGCTGCTTGCTTTTGACGGTTTGTCATTGTCCCTCCTTTGGGTACAGATGACCTTAGAACACGGCTGGAGCGTAGTGGTGGATGGTCAGAGACTCCAGTTGGCGAGTTTGCCTTTGGTGTTGTCCATGATCCACACAGCCATTGCTATCGAGCAATCCACATTGTAGAGGGCTTCTAGGTCTAACCGTTTGGAACCTGTATTGATGGTGCAAACCTGTTTAACTGCTGAGTGCCAGCTGGAGTTCACAGCGAAGATACCTGAGTCGTATGAGCCGTTGGAGTTGAGCGTCCAAACAATCTGACCGTTTTGCCAACGGGCGTTGACACTACGCGCACGGCATCTGGACTCACGCCAAGCTATATACGAGAACGTCTGAACAGGTAGGCCTGCTTCAGCAATCTTTGGTTCCCATTGTGGGCATCGCTTTGACTTGTCATTGGGAACATGGGCTGGCAAAACTTCTTTTACGACTGGTGGCATCTGTTCACGCAATTGCCGTTGATGCTCGATGAGGACGGCTGGGTGGGTTTGGGTGGGTTTTGGTTGGGCTGCGAAGGCGGTGCCTGCGAAGATGGTGGATAGGGCTATGAGTGTTGCGGTGAGTATGCGCAAAGTGTTTCCTTCCGGTTGTCCGATATATATCGCACACCCAAGGAGGGGAAGGTGTGCGGGATGTCAAGCCCAAGTGAAGGCGGGCGACGATCCGATATTTAGTCTACTTGCTTGGTGCTAACCCTGGGATGTTTTTGGTCATGACTTTCATGTCTTGAACCATAGCAACGGGGATACATAAAACCCCGTCAACGTCATCTGCGTCAGTCTTTGATTGGAATATCGTGATGTGGCCTTCTTTGCCACCTTCGTTAGTGGGGAGTAGGAACCCACAGCTGACCACTAAACAAGGGTCTTGACCTATGGCATCTATCGGTGTCCATGTATCAGTTGCAGCATGAGCGTCATGCCATCTGACGACAACCATTGTGCGCATTTCATCGTGCGACATAATCTCGTCCTCTCCACCTAGCCCAACCGTCACGGATAGGAATCATCTCAAGGTTGAACTCTCCGTCACCAGGTATGTACTCAACGACTGAGAGGCCTTGTTGCCAGTCTTCTGCTCGATACAACGGACGACCATCCAAGTCATGTCCTCCGCGTGTTGAAGGCACAGCACCATCAATGCGAGCCAAACAACCAGGCGATGCAGCCAAGATGGTTCTCGCCCCATCATGGTCGTCCCTAGTTCGTTCAGCCCATTCGCGCCGATGGATGTGTCCATAGATGACCGAGGTTTTGACTGTCGCAAGATACTTGTGGGCGGTTGATCCACCGGAGGCAACCTTGTCACCATGAATGACATGAAGACGCTGGTTGATCCAATGCGCACCCGTTGGGTATCCAGGCAGATACTCAACCCCGTAGTCGTCAAGGTTGCAGAGATATGGCACCGACATCACAGGCCATTCTTCAGGGCGTAACCCTCGACGTAATCCGAACGCAGCACCAGCACCGTCAAGGATGAAGTTGCCGAGCCGTTCCTCATGGTTGCCTGCGATCCAAATGATCCGAGCATCGGGGGCTAGTTTGCGGAGTTGTGCGCAGAGCTGGCTGGCACGATCTATGGCAGCTTGGGTAGTTCGTGCGAACGCTGGAGTGAACCTGTATTTGCCGAACTCACAGAGGTCTAGGTTGTCACCGACCAGCACGATCTGGTCTGGCTTGGAGGCTTTGACGATTTGTAGTGCAACGTCTAGGGCTTGTTCATCATGTATTGGTTCGAGTGTGTTGTCGTGTGTTCGGAAGTATCCGAGTTGCATGTCGGGGAGAACGACTGCGACTGCATAGTCTCGTTGTGGTGGTTTGACTGATGATGTTTTGGGTAGGTTGTATTTTTTGGCTTGGGAAACTAGAGGCCATGCTGGATAGATGGAATGACGAATGTCATTTAGTAGCGTCACGGGTTGCCCTATATCGTGTGATAACTGAACCCGACAACATGATTTTTCTAGCCTGCAAAGCACGAATGATTTGTGCTGGTCGCACAGTTAAATCGTTTAGGGCTTCAATTAAATCTTTGCCATCGGCTTCACCAAGTTCAGCAACGATTTTGTCAATGCGATTACTTTGACCTGCTCGCTGTCCTTTTATTTCGGCTAGGAATTTCCCCACTAGATGCCCCCTTGAGATGCCAATCGATGTGTGCATCCAACTTACTATCAATCTTCTCTACTTTTCCACCGACACTCCGCAAGATTTCCATGACGCTTGCATGGTCTTTGGTGTTCTCGTTCTTCACTTTCAGCAGAAGCGTAGTAATGATTCCGCCAACTGCGGTGACCAACGCTGCGATAACGATGCCCCAATCCACATCAAGCCTTTACGCCTGTATATCGGATGTGCCAGCTCTCGCTGCCCTTACCATTAGCGTCCCCCAAAACCTCATGGCTGAAACCGAATCGAACTTCGTTAGCAAGCAACCACTTGAAGGTAGGGCTGTTGCCGTTAGTCCCAGCAATATCAATCGCAATCCCGTACAGGTGGCGTGAGCCTCTAGCCTTTGCGTCAGCTGGATCATCGTAAGGGGTGGCAAGCATTGCCATTCCAGGCTTGAGATACCAAGTCTCGTTGTTCCAATGCTTCGTGGATGCTCCAGCAATTGGTGCCTTCTGATACCTACTCAAGAATCCTGCGGTTTGCTGTTGAATACTGCGGAGTGTGTCACCGGCTGACGTGGACTTCAAGATGATGCCGTCAGCCTTCGCAGCAATAGCCATCTCCTCGAATGCAGCAGCAGCACATTTCTCCAACTTGCCACCAGCAGACACAGCAACCACCATGTCAGGTGTTATCTCTGAAGGCTTCTTACCTTTAAGGTGCTGGCACCAATGAATGTCTCGAACAGGCCAGTTCGGTTTCATGCTTTAGGTTTCGCACCGAAGGCTTCGTTGATTTCAGCAACAGTCAACTGACCGTCAAGACTGCTTTGAGCGAGCTTCTGAATCACGGTGGCGCAGGCTGCGAAACCTGCAAGAATCGCACTCTTGTAGATAGGCAGGTCTGGCGCGATAACAGCCGAACCACCAACGATGGCTAGAGCTGACGATAGGAATACTGCGACGATACGTCCTGCGATGTCTTGAACCTTTTTCATTCTGAGTCTTCTTTCTTTAACGCGCCGATGAAGTGAAGAACGAGAGCTGCAATAGTGAGCCAGATCACGATCTTTTGAAGCCCACCAGATAGCGTCAAGATTGTTGTGACAGATGCAGCGATAGTCCAAATCAACGCATGGAACTCACCCCAAAACTTCATCACTTATTCCTTCGACTAGGTGCAGGGGCTACGGTCAAGAATACAGCAGATAGCGCAATCAACGCACGACGAGTTTTCACAGGCACCGTTGAGTTGAGTGGAACATAAGTGTCAGCGAAACCTTGGAAAATATTCAGCACAGACTCGAACGCTTTACGCACAGAACTAGGCGCATCTTGAACCGCAGCCACCACAGCCTCAGCCTCAGCAGGACTCAACTCCGTTGGCGCAATCTCCTCAAACAAAGCAACCGCCTGCTCACTCGTAACCGAGGCTAGAATGGTTGGGTTGGAGACGAGTGACGCTGCTTGGCTGGTGTCCAAATCCTTTGCCAACACCTGCTCAACTAATGCTTGCACCTCAGCCTTGTCAGCCGTTTCTAACGCGTCCAATACGGCTACTAGCTCTTGGTCGCTGAGTGGTGGTTCAGTCTCATCTGGGAGGCTCAGGACGCTTGTGGTGGGGTTCTCAGGTTGGGTTGTGGGGGTAGGCTGTACCGATGTCGTTGTGGTCACATTCTCTGTCGTTGTGGTCATTTCTGCAACTGTCGTGGTTGTGGTTGACTGAGACTCCGGTATGGGTTCTGTTGTCGTTGTTGACGGTTCGGTTGTTGTTGTTGGCGGTATATAAAGCGTCACGGGAACAGTCGAGGTCGTGGTCGTTGAAGTCGTCGTTGAGGAGCTGGTAGTTGATGAAGTTGTTTCTGGGACTGTTGATGTTGTTTGTGGTTCTACCGTTGTACTTGGCGGGACGCTAGATGTGGTGGACTCTGGCATCGTGGTCGATGGGAATGTTGTTGATACTTGTGGTGTTGCTGTCGTAGGTGGCTCACTCGTAAATGCTTCAGGTGGCACAATCGTCCAACCTGTGTCATCAATGTTCCAAGCCAACATGAAGCACGTCCCACCACCGTTCTCATAGAACCAGGCATCAAGAGGATATGAGCCAGCTGGTGTTGCACTCAAATCAAACTCAGTCGCGCTGCACCCTTGGTCTTGCCAAACCCCAAACTCGTCTAATCCAATCTTGACTGTTCCACCATCATCGGATGCAACCCACATCTGCAAGGTCTGATGCTCAGGGATTTGCAGGTAGCCCGTGTAATGAACCAAAAACAAATCCCAACCACAATCACCAAACAAGTTCTGCTGATAATCAAAGGTGACGTTGATGAACGGCACCACGTCACGACCACACTCGACATAAGCGGTATCTGATTTGATAGGTGGGATTTCGGTGACGGTATAACCAACCGCGTTCAACCCAACCTGGAAGGCCTCAGCCGAAGGAACGAAACTAAATAGTGAAACTAAAAGTGCAGGGGAAACAACTAGCCAACGGCTACGGAGTAATGACTTCAGATGCAATGTCATTCATGGATTTACTTGTTTGCAAGTTCGGTTGCTTTAGCCATTGTTGCAGCTTCAGTTGGTTGCAACGCTGGGTCATCCATCCACTCAAGGCAAGCGTAACTGTCACCTGGTTCATTGAATTTCCATGTTGTGCCAGGTGCAAGTTCGCGAGTGGCGTTACCGATCTGGGCGTTGATTTGCTTTTGAGTTGCCATTAGCCAATCTTTTCAATCGTGATTTGCCCGTATATTTCGCTAACACCAGCAGAACTAAGTTGCACACCTAAACCGTTTGAAGCAACCGCTGCACCAGTTTGGTAGTACTGCACCTCAAAGTTCTTTGTGCCTGTAATGGTGAAATATCCGTCTAATTCTGTATAACAACCAGAAGCACTCAAAGAATAGTTGTTCGGGCCAGAGATCGTTGTTGTGCTGTCTGTTGTGTTTCGTAGGCGAAGTGCAACAGCATTCGAGTTGAAATGTGGTGACATGGCAAACACTCGATATGTGCCAGCGACTAAAGCAATGACGCTTGAAGTGAGGGTTGCGCCAATGTTGTTGACAACTGTGGTGTTGAAGGTGCGTTTTGTGTAGGTGGTTTGAACGCTTGCACCGCCAGCAGTACCAGATGCCTGTGTTTCGTTAAAAATCGCAAACGTGCTTGCAGCACCTGCAACATCACCAGCAATATAAATTGCAGCTGATGCACTAATGAACACCAATTTGCCTGACGCATTTTGTGCCATCGCCAATGTACCTGTAGTTGAAACTGTGCAAGTTCCAGCCGTTACCGTGCAAACACCAGTCGAAAGGTTGACGATTTCTAAACTGTCGCCAGCACTAAATATCGAGGTATTAACCGTGATCGTTGTAGCCGATGCTGAAGTCATCGTGATACGTGTACCAGCGTCAGCAGCAACTAAAACATAACTAGCGGTCTTGGCACTTACAGGGATATTGAATGTCGAATTTAACTGTGATGCGGTGAGGGTCGCACCAGAAACGAACGGATATGGAGTTGTAGCCATATGGGAAGTCTAACCCAAACCCTTCGTATCGTCATTCAATGTTGAACTGTTCAAAATAAAGTATGTATAGATACGTGCAGGGTTCGTGTACAAGGTGACGATGTGACGGTCAGGGCTGATGTCATGGCTGATCCCCTCCAACGCCATCAGCTGTGTCACCGTTGACGGGGTGGATTTAGGGAAGGTTTTAGTCACCGAAATCTGTGAACCAATATCCAAGTTGGTGATGGTGGTGCGTTGCGCGTCAGTCAACCCATTCATCACAATCCGAATGTTGCCGAACCAAAACTTCGGTAAAGGTTGAATCAGATATGAGGCCAAGTCACCTGCATCATCCAAAGTTTCTAGGAGGGTGATGACGACTGGGGTGGATTGGGTTCCGAATTGGTTTACTGAATCAGATGCGATGGCTTGGGCGTATTGGATGGTGGTGTTAAGTGTGCCTACGGTTGGGGCTGCTGGCGCGATACCAACGTTGACAGTATTGATTACCGATGGGTTGGTTGGGGTGAACTCGTTGGGGCGTTGAACTGATGGTGCTGCAACAGAGTCAGCAAGGTTGCCTGCTCCGGCTAATTCTTTTGCGCTGTATGTATAAAGTGGCCCAGCCATGTCAGTTGCTCACAATGTCAAATTCGGTGAATGGGATAGCGGTGCCACCAGTATCGGCAAGGGTGGCTTCAATGGCTTGGAACTCTCCTGTTAAACGCTGGTCAAAGGCGAACGCGCCATTGGCTTTGATGAAGATGCGTCCCTGTTCAGAGTTGTTTATACGTTGTAAGTATTCGAGGACTGATGCTGATTCATCTACTGCTGCGGTGCCAAGTTTGGCTACACCTGTAACGATGTCACGATCTGTGGCACCAGTAAACAAACCTGCATTGGTTAGAACTTTGTTGATTCTTGACCCAGCATATTCAACGACTGGTGTGAACGCAGGAGTTTTAACATTATTCAAACCGAATAGTTTGTCTGAGCAACTAATGGTTACCAATGAGCGGTTAGGTTTCTCAATGGACTGGTTGTATTGGCTGATAATGCCAACAAATAGGTAGGTTCCGTTTCTACTGATCCGCACGTTTGAGTTCAATTCAAATCCCAGACGTGCCTGTGTTGCGTTGTAGTAAGGGGAACCAGTATTGACTAAAGAAAAATAAAAGTCACGATCCTCCAAAATAATCGTTGCTGATCCTGGCTGACCTGTGGCATCACGATATCTGTTCTGCCGTCCACGATTAATAGAAACACTTTTAACATATGTGGTCACATCTACATATAGCGGTGTACCGTCAAGAACATAAGTTGTCGAGTCCAGCACACCAGCAACAGCATCGTCCAAACGAAACGCATTCGTTGTCGAACCGTAGTCCATCTCGACCATGTAGGTACCGCAGTTAGGAACAACAACAGCCATGACTACCTGACACTTACTGGGATTTTGCCAACCGTCTTGTTATATGTTTGCAAAGCCTTAACCACCAAATCAGGTACACCAGCATCAGCTATCGCAGCGTTGATATTGATCGCATACGTATCCCCAGAACGAGTCTGGAGCGCAAGCGAGCCAACCGTGTTAGCAGGCTGACCCGACACCCCAGCCATCGG